TCGGTCTTGAGACTGGAAGCCGGGATCGTAACCCGGACGGTATGGGCACCTGGCTTGTTTGGACCCACGGTTATGCAACGCCAAAGGTTTTGGAGGTGCGCAAGGGTATCGCGGCGCAATTGGAAGACTTTCGCGCAGATGGCGACCTGACCCTGGGGTCTATGAGCGACAATATTGTAGCTATCGGCGATATTGCCGCCCGGCTTTTGGCGGCTGAATTGCTTCCTGCCAAGGATGCTGTGGGTTTTGACCCGAACAATATCTCAGCCCTGATCGCTGAACTGGAGCGCCGGCAAATTACGGATGCGATGCGCCGGCGCCTGCTTCAGGGACCAGCCTTAACGCCAGCGATCAATGGTCTGCCTGTCATGATGAGCGAGGGCCGGCTGAAACATAGCGGTTCGGCGCTGATGAACTGGTGTGTCGGCAATGCCAAGGTCGAGGATCGTGGCAATGGCCGGATGATCACCAAACAGGCCGCAGGCAGGGCCAAAATCGACCCTTTGATTGCCCTTCTTTGCGCCGGGACCGTGATGAGTTGGAACCCGATCGCCTTCAGGAAACCGTCATCGCCCTGGGATGACCCGAATTACAGGTATGTCGCTTGATGCTTGGCTTTGGCCGGAAAAAAGAACAGCGCGCCTCAATCGAGAGCCCCACTGTGCCTGTCAGTTCGGAGAAATTCCTTGAATTTTTCGGCATTGAGAGCGTAGCGACGCCGCGTGTCACGATCGATTCCGCACTGGGCGTGCCGGCGATCTGGGCCGTTTGCAATTTCCTGCCTGGTACTTTGGCCGGACTGCCGCTCAATGTTTTCCAGAAGACCAAGGATGGCCGCAAAAAGGTTGAGGGCGCGCTGGCCAGCCTGTTGCATGACGCCATCAATGACGACACAACCTCATTTCAGTGGCGGCGCGACAAATTCGGCCAGGTCTTTACCGGCGGCCGTGGCTACACCTTCATCGAGCGCGATACGAACCGGTTGCCTGTTAATCTTTATCCGCTGACGCCTTCGGCAACCCGCCCGTTTCGAAAGAACGGCCGCAAATTTTACGACTATACCGAGAACGGTACGACCACGACCTATGACGCCGCCGATGTGATCGATATACCGATGATGCTTCGGCAGGACGGTATCCGGCACTATTCGCCGATCACCACAAACCGCGAAGTCATCAGCCTTGCCATTGCCATTACCCGCTACGGCGCAAAGTTTTTCAGCAATGGCGGGGTGCCGCCCTTTGCGCTGACGGGGCCTTTTTCGACGGCAGGCGGCCTGAGCGCCGCGAAGCGAGATCTAAGCGACAAGGTGCGGCAAGTCGCGGAAGAGGGTGGGCTGGCCATTCCGCTGCCGGACGGTCATGACCTGAAGCCAATCGGGGTTGATCCCGAAAAGATGCAGATGGTCGATACGCAACGCTTCATTATCGAGCAGGTGGCGCGGATCTATTCCCTGCCGCCGGTCTTCCTGCAGGATTTGACGCACGGCACGTTTACGAACACGGAACAGCAGGATCTGCAACTGACCAAGCACACGATCAAGCGCTGGGTCGAGCAATTCGAGCAGGAACTGAACCTGAAGCTGTTCGGACGGCAAAATAAGGATGGCTATTACGTTCGGTTCAATCTGGATGGCCTGATGCGCGGCGATTTCAAGACGCGCATGGAAGGTCTGGCCCAGGCCGTTCAGAACTCGCTGATGAAACCGAACGAAGGCCGTGCGCTTCTGGAATTGCCGGACGATCCGGATGGCCAATACCTGATGATCCAGGGCGCTACGGTTCCGGTGCGCAATCAGATTGCCGCGAATCCAAAGACGACACCGCCCGCACCGCCTTCGGGGCAGGGCAATTAAGGAAAGCTTCCATGAAAAAGGATCTGGAATTCCGGGCATTCGTGCCGCTGGAAGTGCGAGCCAATGGCGATTCCGCACGGGTGGAAGGCTATGCTGCGGTGTTTGGCCAGGATGCCAATATCGGTGGCATGTGGATAGAGCGCGTCCAGGCCGGCGCATTCGCGGATACGCTGCGGGTGCGGGGGGTCGCGGGGGCGCAGGAAGACGTGGTTTTTGTCGTCAACCACGGCAGCACGCCGCTTGCGCGGACGCGATCGGGTACCTTGACGCTATCGGAAGACAGCCACGGGCTGAAGATGGCGACGGATCTGAACCTGAGCGATCCCGATCATGTGGCCGTATATGAAAAACTAAAGCGTGGCGACCTTGACCGCATGAGCTTTGCTTTCCGCGCCACCGAACAATCCTGGGTCGACGGGTCGGCTGACATGCTGCCTGTCCGCACCATCGTAAAGGCGGAACTCTATGACGTTTCGGTTGTGACCGACCCCGCCTATGCCGGAACAGATATCGGCCTGCGCGCCCTAGATGAATATCGGGCCCAGGCGATACCTTCGCTGCCCACCAATAAACCGAATGTCGCGTTATCGCGGCTTCGCATGAAAAGCGGGCTTCTGGCCCGCCTGTCATAGCTGCGGAACTCCCGCCTTTGACATCCGGCTGGCCCAAATGGGCCGGCGTCACCGCCATATGAAAGGATCTATGATGGCAGACCTCAAGGAACTGCGGGAGAAGCAGGCGCAATTGATCGCCCAGGCCCGCGAGCAATTCGACAAGGCTGATAAGGATGAAGCGCGCGCCGCTGAATATGAGGCCGCTTTCGATTCCGCCATGGCCGAACACGATAAGCTGGGCGAGCAGATCGCCCGCCAGGAACGCATGGAGGCGGCGGAAAAGTCGATGCGCAGCCGCCTGCCCAAACCGCCGAAGGGCGAGGATATCGAGGGGCGTGGCGGCCATGAGGACGACAGCGAAATCAGCTATCGCAATGTCTTCGCCAAGGTCATTTGCGGCACCAGCCCATCCGACCTGGAGCCGGAAGAGCGCGCCGTGCTGAAACGTGGCGCCACCGCTTTCGAGCAACGCACCCAGACTGCAGGCACGACCACCGCCGGCGGCTACACCGTGCCGACCGAACTGGCCGACATGATCGTTCGGTCGATGCTGGCCTGGGGGCCGATGTACGACCCAGGCATCTGCACCGAAATGGTGACCAGTTCCGGCAATGCACTGAAAATCCCGACCGTCAATGATACGACCGTCCCGGCCGTGGCCCATACGGAAGGCGTGGCCCTGACCGATGACGGCGGCAGCGATGTCACCTTCGGCCAGAAGTCGCTCGATGCTTTTGCCTACGATACTGAGTTCGTGCGTTGGTCCTGGGAACTGGACATGGATTCGATCTTCAACATGGAGGCGTTTCTGTCTTCGCTGCTCGGTGAACGCCTCGGCCGTATCGCCAATACCCAGTTGACAACTGGCGGTGGCTCCGGCGCACCGAATGGTATCGTGACGGCCGCAACGCTCGGCAAGACCGCCGCTTCAGCAACGGCGATCACTGGCGATGAACTGATCGACCTGGAACACAGCGTCAACTCGGCCTATCGCGTGTCGCCGAAGTGCCGGTGGATGTTCGCCGATACCACCCTGGCGGCCATTCGCAAGCTGAAGGATGGCCAGGGGAACTATCTGTGGCAGATGGGCGATGTCAAATCCGGCACGCCCGGCACCCTTCTGGGCCGCCCGTACAGCGTCAACGACTCGATGGCGGCGCTGGGCGTTGCGCATAAGGTCGTTCTGTTCGGCGACTTCAGCAAGTACTTCGTCCGCAAGGTGGGCGCGCCGGTCATCGGCGTACTGCGTGAGCGCTTCTGGCCGGATCTCGGCATCGCCGGCCTGATCCGCTTTGATGGTGAACTGGCCGATACCGCCGCCGTCAAGTATCTGATCAACGCCGCTTCGTAAGGCGTGGTCTGAAATCGGGCCGGTTCTTCGGGGCCGGCCCGTCTTCGGGAGTTTTTTATGTGGCTTAAAATGCTGACCGGGATATCGGGTTCGGAATTCTGTCTATCGCCGGGCGACACACGCGATTTTCCGGAAACCGAAGGCTTGCGCCTGGTGGCGGCAGGCTATGCCGAGGAAATCGATATGCCGGATGCCGCTGTGAACCCGAAGCCGGAAACGGCGATACAGCGCCGCAAGCGGGAAACCCGCTAGATGTTAGATACGCACCTGATCCTGGAAACGGCACCAGTGGATACACCGGTTTCGCTCGATGCCTATAAAAGGCAACTTAATCTCGGTGATATTACCGATCCGTCGACCTATACTGATGAAGACGAATTGCTGGCCCTGCTGCTCAATGCGGCGGTCGCGCATTATGACGGCAAGGAGGGCGCGCTGTTTCGCTGCCTGATGCCGCAAACCTGGAAAATGACGATCGACTGGGCCTTCCCGACCTGCGGTGATGCGCGTATTTCGCTGCCGCTCGGTCCGGTTTTAGAGATTGATAGCATTACCTATATCGACGGCGCCGGCACAGAACAGACGATTGATCCGGCGGATTACGATCTGATGCCT